TACATTGCTAGTTCGAACATAGTCATAGCAGAGAAGTCCCCCGCTGAAGTAAAGATGTCTTCCATTTCACTTGCTTAAATAACACACGCATTTAGTTAAGTCATCACAGTATCCGATACAAGGATAAGGACCGCCATCGCAAGGAAGGCAACTGCATTCATGTATCTTGCCGTAGTGTGGACTTGTTATATTGGTAGTGCCTCCACAACGGAGGCAGAGTTTCTCTTCGATACACTTTTTTACCCATCGTTTAGTAGAAAAGTCTAAGGCTCGGCAGAGCCAAGTTACGCTGTACCAGTCTACCAGTTCGTCGTGCAATCTTTTGAATATCGAATTCTTGTTTTTCATGGTTCTGCGTAAGGGTCGTTGAGAACAGACTCCCAACATTCGAAGTCGTAAGTCACAACCTCATCCCAGTCTTTGTGATGGCACTCTATATGAGAGGACCAGCACACATCTGCTTCAGGCCTGGTGATCCATCTCTCGTCTTTTATTTCTGACTTTTTGAAATCTGACATAACAGAATTTCTTGCCTCTTCCTCTGAAGAGTAAACCCCGAATACCATACTCTTGTGTTGAGTAACTACATATACATTCATATCACTAATATTTAGTACTCCCGACAGGAATCGAACCTGTAACCTACGCATTAGAAGTGCGTTGCTCTATCCAATTGAGCTACGGGAGCAAGTAGGGGGCTACTATTGTTCACCCCCTAGCACCGTGTTATTAACACCAATCAATTAGACTTCAACTAGAGGTTAAAAAATAATTGTTTGATTATGCAGGGTCGCCGTTGCAACCCCAGCTTCTTTACTCATCCATCAAGTCCAAGAACCCCTGCCCCACGTTGACATTGATATTCTTGATGGTCTTGTATATCTTGATTGAGTTTTCTTTTGCCTCTTCTCTCTCTTCAGGAGTAGAGTCAATACCCAAGTATGTGTGCATCGACGTATCGAGTTCAAGCAGTTCGTCAATCTTACACTTGTCGCAGATCCGCTGACGAATAATGTTCTTGATCTGTAAATCGATATCTACTTTTTTGTCTCTTCGCATCTTTGCAATACGTCTTTTAATGATCGCCACTTCTTTCTTTCTCTTGACTAGCATGTTCTCGAGTACAGGAAGTGCATTCGTGTTTACAATTTTACAAACCTTATTTCTAATCTCCCAGAAGTCATCTCTAAACTTTAAATCAGCTAGAGCATAGTACTCTACATGCCTAACGTAATGGAGAATAGTGGTGTGGTTTTTACCCATCAACTTACCAATATGCGTTAGCGTTAGGTTGGCCTCCTCTTTCAGAGAGTAGGCTACCGCTGCACGTAGTTGTACGATAGGTCGCTTCCTGGTGACATCTCTTACGTCAACATTCTTCTTCTCGATAACGTACTCGATAATCTCGTTAGCTATCTCTTGATCTGTCATTGAATTGAATTTGCTCACCCGTCACTGGGTGATTGTATTTGTTTGAATAGGTAACTACTTTGTGTGGGAGGGAAAGCAGATCAGTGATCGTCAAGTAGGTGATAACGTCACTCCTATCTTTCCTAGTGTACAACTTCTTGTACGCCTTGCGCTTGGTGACGAACTCTTTCTTTACGTTGTTAGCAACATATTCTCTCAGCACTTCAGAGAGCACCATAACAAACCCACCCATTTCAGGTATGTCGAAAGCTATGTGCGTTGCCTCACCGTAGAGCCAGCCCGTATCACCGTTCACATTCTTGATCTCTAACCAGATCTCATGTGGTGGATTGTTTCCCTTCACATCCACACTGAAACTGTGAGAAGGAAGGTCAACGTAGAAGTCGATGTGTTTCTTCTTGTCATCTTCAGGTGATGACTTGATTGACTCAGGGACAGCACTCAGCCATCTCTGCTCCACAACCCTACCGATCCTGAAGCTTGACTTTATCCTGTCACTTCTCATCCCTACAGGCTTCCTTCAACATATCGATCTCAATCCCCATGCGCTCTTGGAACTTGTCGATCTTGTTGTCTACCACTGCACCAATGGTGATCGGATCACCGTTATCATCGTGCAGCTCTTCGTAAAGGTGCGCCACCAGGGCATGCATCATTCTGCAAGCCTTGGCATAATCCCATGAAAGTTCAAATCTCCCCATCTTTTATTAGTTGTTTAATAGTTTCTACAGCCTCAGCAATCTGTTGCTTATTCTTAACTATAAACAAAGCGGGTGTCGGTGTAACCTCTGACATCTTCAGAAGAAACAACTTCCACCGCATCGGGAAGTCATGGTGTGATGGAAGGTACCCCTTGCACTCGATCACCCAGTTGTGATCCACACCCGTGAAGTCTGGTGTGTACTTTATATCCAAAACAATTTTATTGCTTCGGTCAGATAGATCCTTCCTTTTGGAAGTCATCTTCTTGTACACGCCAGGGTAACGAAACTTTTCTTGAAGTACGTAGACATCTTCTTCGTACTTAAAATCCACCCCCGAACCAGATAACTGATCAGCACATTCTTTTTCAATGCCTGACTTATATCTGCCGAGTCGTCTTTTTGAGGAAGACTTCCTCGGCTGAGTTCTGCCTTTCTTTCTTTTCATTTGAGACAAAGTTCCAGAGTATTTCTGACATACACAATACCTCAAATGTTAAAGGATGTTAAATCTAAGACAGGAAATCAGAGTTGGGGTTCAAGGAAAACTTTATCTCCTCCTGTGTATCTGACTGAATATCAATGGGTTGGAAGATTCTTTTCTGTGTCAGCCAACCGTGGAAGCCAGTGTGTGATGAGTTCATCCGCATGCGATAGGGTTCTTCTAGTGGTGTGGGTTGACCACCAGTCTCCACCTCACGCACCTTGCGTACGTGCCATTCGTTCATCGCTCTGACGTTGGGGTCTTGCGATTGAACCTTGCGGTGTATGGTGATGAAGCAGTCTGCCCTGTTGACGAACTTGCCACCACCCTCAGTGTCCTCAGCAAACGGTGCGACAGGTAACCCGTCATCACCCTTGCGTCTCTGCGCCTCGGTAACAGCATGCATGTTTAACCACACAGCTACGTTGTTGTTAGTGCTGAAGTTCAGGAACTCTGATGCAGCCTCGTAGTGGTACTCGTGAGAAGAAAGATTGCTTCCGCGCATATCCAATCGAAGGGAGTTGTACGGGTCAACGAAACAGGCATCGAACTTTTCTTGCCTCATCATCTTCTCCATCATAATTATGATGTCACTGTAAGTGTAGAGATCCTTGTTGTCAATGACAATGAAGTGATCCTTCACCCACTTCCAGGCCAAATCTCTTTCAGCACCAGTCATACTGCTGATCTTTTTGTCAGATGCAAACTCCATGAGCTTCATCTTTACTGACGCAGTCTTGTTCTCTGACGAGTACACCATCCACTTCCAACCGTGCAGGACGGCAGAGTTAACCATCATGTACAATGCAGCAGTGGTCTTACCCACGTTGCTATGCCCGTTGATGATAACGAACTCCCTCTTGTACTTGAAGTACTGGTCCAGGTTATCGTCACCTGTGGTCAAGCCTGTCTCGATCTGACCGTTAGCGTACTTGATGATCCAATCGAGGTCGTCAGAGTCAGACGATATGAATGACATATCCCCATCGTTGATAAGCATCTCACGCTGGATGGCCTTCTCATCATTGATCAGATCCTTGATAGGCATCTGCTTACCTGCTTCAATACCTCGTGCGATAGTAGCGAACGCCTCATCTTCGTTGTCGATGTCACGCTTCAGGATCTCTTTCTTCAGTACACGGATGGCATCATCTTCTTCGATCTGCCCAGCAGCAATATACCCCCCGCAAAGGGTGGCTGCTTTGAGTAGCTGCGTGTGCTTCTCCCCATCCCTTGCTCTGCGTATCATCAGCGCAGCGATGTTGACCTTCATGTAGTTGGTCTCGGCATCTCGTGACTGGATGATTTGGTTCTGCTCTGCTTGCTCAGTGTAGAACGCCCCGAACTTTACTGAGTCATCCTTGATGATGATGTCAGGGTCATACGACTCGTAACAGGCGCGTGATACGTTCACACCTGTGGGGTCGAGCACAAGGCTGTACACATCCGTGAAGTACCGTTCAAGCGCACGGTAATGGTCTTTGTGTCGCTCAGGATTGGTGACACGCACCAGTGCTTTCACACCGTTACCACTAGGGGATACCCAGCAGGAGTGTATGAAGCTATCCATAGCCAGGGCATCCTTCACACCTTGCACATCGTCGAGCTTGTCGAAGTCGCATACGATGAAGCCGCTGTGCTGGACAAGGGCAGAGTCTTCTCTAGATGAAAACTCCCCACTGAATAATACAGCAGGGAGGATCTTCTTTATTTCTTTATCACCAGTTCGAAGTTTCCCAATAGATGTGCTCGAGTTGCCCTCTTTGATTCTCTTCAGTGCTGACTCCAGGGGTATCTGATGTACCTCTGTTGTCTTGTAGATGTTTTCTAGGATCGTTACTTGCATCGTTCAATTTGTTTTGTTGTATCATATCTATCTTTTCTTCATACCACCGCGCCTTCTTGATGTCATCCTGCGCTGTGCTGTTGGGTTTCTTACCAGCCCTCATGCGATACTTGAAAGCATTTAGCTGGCAGAAGTTGATGTATGCTTCCAGTCCATAGCAATCTATCATCATCTCCCATACTTCTTTACCCCCGCTCTTGTAGTGGTTGGGGTTTATGTAATCGTAACTCATAGTCTAAAGGAAATAGAAGGGGGCCGTAGCCCCCCTCTCATCAAAACAAAACAAATGAACTACCTAGAACGGAAGGTCGGTCTCTTTCTCAGCCGCCTTCTTAGCTCTGGCTTCCTTAGCGCCTTCGGAGTTGGGATCCCACACACGGATGTGTGACTTACCACTCTTAGACATGAATGGGGTGATGTATACATTACCACCCTCACCTTTATCATCAACACGGGTTGCGTACTTGTCTGCGATATCACGCAGCTCAGTAGCTTTGATCTTTAGCTTCCAGCTTTGGAGGCTACCATCATCTTTGAATGTAGGTTCTTCTGCCCAACCTACCAGGACACTGTCACTCTTGATCTCTGACATAACTATAATTTTAACAGTTTATAAATGATGTAGATAGAAAATAAAATCTTTAACGTCCAGAATTCGTGGAACCAATGTCTCTTAGACTTCGAACTCTGCATAGTACTTGCTTGTAGACTTCTTACCACTCAGCCACTTCTTGATACGAGAAACAGCATCGTGGAACTTCATCTCCCCACTGAATAGGGTCTTGTCTGTACACTTCACATCGGCAGGGTAGTAAGGGTAGGACTTCTCTTGGACAAGCCAGTAGAAATCGTTGATACCAAACACCGTGGTGTAGATGTAGGCTTGTATGTCGTACGAGAACGTACCCACATCTCTACCAAAAGAGTTGATGCTTCGCGTTGACTTGCTGTCCACAATGAAAGAAGGGTGGAGACAATCTAAGAAGCCTTTTACAGGGACACCGTCTAGGTCTATATTAAATTCCACTTGCACATCACCCAAACCGATGCGCGTGTAATACAGTCCAGTATCCTTCAGTCTCTCGACCATCTCCACCGCCTTCTTGTGGTCTGCATCAAGTACGATCTCTTTGTCAGAGTTCATGTCTTCGAACTCCTTGAGTCTGTCCTTGTATACCTTAGTTAGCTTTGGGTTCTTTGAGTTGATACCCTCGCACAGACTTTCTTCTGATGCGATAGCATATCTATTTAGTAGCTTGTCGGGTTCAAGAAGAACCGTATCGTACAACCCACCAAAGGTGAGTGCCTCTGACTTCTTCTTTAGTTGACCCCTCATGTACATCTCCCACAGACGCATGTCTCCGAGAGCGTACTTAAGAGAGGAGTAAGAGAGGTGAGGTTTACCCACCTTCTCTTGAAGCTCTTCTCTCATACTCATCACAGGAACTTATTAAGTGCTGCAACTTGGTTCTCGCTGAATGTCTCACCGTACTTGGTAAGTACAGCATCAAGAGCTTTCTTTCGCTCAGGCTTGGCTACACTCTTCATGTAGGTGATGGCATCTTGGAACTTATCGTCTTGCACTTCCTTCTTCGCTGTGCTGATCTCTTGCTTGAATGTTTTCGGAGTAGCATTCTGCTGCGCGATGGCAGTCTCAACCTCGTTGGCCGAGGCGATGCTAGTGTCGATCCCAATACCCAACATAGCCAATGCACGACCTACTGCTGAGGTCTCGCAGTTCTCTACGTAGCTGGTTTTGTTGATCATACCGTTGGACTTGCTCTCATGGGCGTGACCCTGGGCCACAACCAATCCGTCTGCGTTAGCAATGGTGCATCGGCAGAGGGCTTCGTCAGCGGTAAGCATTGGGAACTCTGTCTGGATTGACCAGTTCTTGTACTGATCCTCTTGACGGAAGAACTTGATACGCTCGTTTACTTCGACGTAGTCCTTCCCCTTGATCTTGGTGGTCTTGAACTTGTATGTACTCATGTATACTGAATTAAAATGGATTACAAAGATACGAAATCCCTATCGTTTCCGCAAGGGTTTCAATACATTTATCGGTTCCTTTCCGTGATTGAGCAGCCATTTGTCGAGCATAATCGCTGCTTCACGGGGTGAATCGTACTTTTCGTGGACACTTGATGACAGCCCATCAACTGTCTTGCTGATGTAGTAGTGATGCTCACCGTTGTATAGGTTCCGCTTTCGAACCCCATCAAACTCTGTCGATTCTGTGGATCTTACGTTATAGTTTTTCATCTTGTTGCTCTATGGCCTTCGTGTGTCATTGTATTATTTTAGTAGCCAGTGTGGGAAGAACTGCTTCGCTGCCAGTACTGCGATAGCGATCGCTACAATCGCCCCGAGGGTACATACGAACCCCCACACTAAACCGTTTTCAAATGCATGCTTTTGGATCTGAGTTACTTCCTTCACTTGATCCTCTGTAAAGTTCAATGGGTCGATCATACCTTAGGGGTTTTGCGGTAATTCTCATCCCACTTCGTCCAGTAGTGGCGGTGCTGCTGCACACACATCACGGCTGCGAAGATTGCGCCAAGCCAGAAGTACGGTTGGTTAGTAGCCACGCCCTCGACGACCATCATGATCATCAGTACAGGGGTGACAAGGATGTTAATGAGCCTAGCCCAAGGCTTGCTCTGACGGAGTAAGTACTCCCAGTAAGTATCAAACTGTTTCATCTGTCTATTGGTTTAATAGGTTTATTTCTGAACCGTTGTGGTGTTGCAGCCAGTCGAACAGCGAACCGTTGTTCAGTGACTCGTTGTAGTGATCCCAACTCTTGTGAACAAACTCACTGGTGTTAGGTGATAGATCCCAGCCTATAGCTGCTGCGAACTCTTCCATCGAACCCCAGGTCTTGGGGCTGAAGGGGATGTTGTCTCGTAGGTCTTTAGTGCGTCCCATGTTATACTAGATTTTGAATCGCTTTCATAATGAGGGTCACCTCATCTTCTGTGCAGTACCCTTGAACATCGTTGTGATCTGCGTCTTCGGCAATAGTAACGGACGTAGTGCCACGTTCAAGGTATACGCAGCCTAGCTTGCCGTCCAAATTGATGAAGCCAACCTCGTAGGGTGCGAACTCTGAGGTGTGGAACCAATCGGCTCCTGTGACAACTGACACGGCTCGTTCGTTGTCAAAGAAAGCGTATGCTTGTTTGCCTCCGAACGGATGCGGCTCGAATGTCAAGTCTTTGAACGTCTTCATAATGTTGTGTTAGTAGCACAAGATAAGTTGGGGTAGTACCACAACTATCCGATGCTAGTCGAATTGAAAATTAATTTGCCCTTCAGTTTCTGTCCTCTCGTTGAGGTCGTTTGTCCCACAGAAACCATTGCACTCAAACAGAGGCTGCACCTTGCGCTCGGGCATATCGTCAAGGCACTTGTATTCAGGATAGTCGGGGTGCTTCCGAAGGAACACTAAGGTTCTGCCACTTTCTTTCGCGGCCTTACTCTGATCCTTTAGCATTGTTACGGGCTTGCCTCGCATAGCTGTGAGCTTGTGCTCCACGTTAGACATCTCCTCGAACTTGTCGGGGAAGTCTCTCCTCATCTTCTGCCAGTAACCAATACCACCCTGAACGCAACCCGTTCCAAAACAGTTGTTGTTCTTGAACCCCATCTCATACATGATTGGGATCTTCAGTCCAGCATCTTGTACAATCTTGATGCAGTCCTTCTTGTTGAGACCGTACATAAGTAGCGGGTAGATCGGCTTCGCTGCTGGATGATTCATCGTCAGGCTGAGTCCTCGATTGAATTCTTTCTTCTCGAACTCGAACCCAAACACTTGGTGTGTGAACTCGTTATCTCTTTGCCAAGCCTCTCTAACTGATCGCTTCAGTTCAGTGCTGCATATAGCACCGTGAGCTACGTTCAGGCTCTTGTACTTCTCCCACACATCTTGAATCTTCGAGTACTTATCGCCGATGCCGCTGATGGTTTCGATTTCAATACCGTACCACTCACTGCAATCCACCTTGAATCGATAGGTATCTTCGTGCTCGTTGTGTGTGTCGATCATCACAACCCTGCACCTCTCCTTACCGTATATCTCTATGGCTTTCTTGCAGGCGACAGCGGAGGTAATCCCTCCGCTCCACCAGCATACTATGTCTCTATTCATAATTGCAATTTAGTCATTCTTCTTCCTTAAGCATGTTTAGTTCTTTTTTCGAGAAAGTCCATGATCTTATCTGCCATCACTTCGGCTTGGCCTTGGTTCATACTAACCTCAACCTCACCCTCTACGTCTGAAACAGTAATGTCACAGCCGCTGCAATCGACCTGCATGTCTGATGGGAATTGGATGTATACCGACTCGCACCAGTAGTCAGACTCAATTATCTCTTGGATATCTGTTCGAAGCTCTACGTCATTGAAGTCCAGCTGAGGCTCTGCCTCTTGATGCTTTCTAAGCAGTTCCTCCTGAATACAGGCCACCTCTGCCTTACACTTGGCAATCAAGTCAGTGTTACCGAACAGGTTGGTGAAGTGCGCTAACAGGTGGGGGATGTGGACGAATTGTGCTTTCGGTTTGCCGTTTTGTGTTGGATTTTCAAACGCTGCTCGGTCTTCTGGTGAAAGCGAATCGCTTTTGATGACGATCTTTTCGTTGATTCGTGATGAGTTGTCCATTAGTCTACGATTAGTTTGATGATTGATTTGAATTGTTCGTTGGTGATTACCTTGCGGTCAACAAGGTCACCGATCTCTTTGATCGCTACCCAAGTATCTACCGTAGCAATCTTGGACACTGGCTTGCGTGGTTCTTGCTCAACAGCAATAGCCTGCCATACATACACGCATGGGTTGCCGTTCTCCACTCTGCTCAGGTTGTAGTTGAAGTTTCCGTTGTGTAGGTATTTGAAGGTGTACTTCTTGCACCCTTTATCGGACACCCACTTTGCAGCCTCCCGCTTCTCCATGAGATTTGTTGTAGGCTTGGTTTTGAAAACATCCCCGACATTGAGGTCGTCGAGTTTAACCTTCTTGAATTTGTACTTAGTCTGTGACATTTGAATTGTTTTGAATTGTTATTGTTTGTTTGATTCTACCAGCTTGCCTGATAGATAAAGTAGTCGTCTTCTGTTTTGTCTTCGAAGTTGATTGTGTCTGTTAGCATTCGGACGGTCGCTTTTAGATCATCCCAATAGCACTCGTCCACTACGGTTGGGCCAAAGAAGAACCCACTCTTAGGGGGTAGCACCTCTAGTGCTTTCTTCTCGTCTTTGCTTTCAAGTAGTGACTCGCATAGCTGCACTAACCCGAGTAGTTCTGCTCGGTGTACTGCAATCGGCTGGCACTCGTCCACACCTTTTGCGAATGTATCCACGATGTACCCGTGGATTTGGTTTGCTTTGCGCCAGTACGCTAGGTCTTTACTGGTGTCAGTGGCTCGTGTGAGATACATATCTAATCCCATATCTATTTTAGTTTACTGATTAACAATTCTTTTGCCCGCATGGATTCATGCAGAGTGCGAGCTCCGATGTGGAACCGCACAGTCATGTTGTCGGGGAAGTCCCAACCTTCTTTCCAATCGTACACCGTAACGAAACGCTTGGGTGCTTCACCCACAGGGTCGGATGGATCGATGTACTCAAGCGCCCACTCTCGTGTCACCTTGCTGTCGCTAGGGTCTCGGTGTGATGGTGGGCCGAGGACTTCAGCCAGCCTGTTTGTTGATGCGGTGATCGTCACATTGTGGAACGATGTACCGCTGTGTTGCCAATCTGTTTTCTTAATCATTGGTTATGTATTTTCCTTGATGTCCAAGGGGGTGTTCAGTTTCAGGGAGAAAAGCTATGAGGTTGTCGGTTGGTGTATATCGGAGTAACTCGGCTATCGCTGAGTAATCACCGTATATCACATCCAATTTGATGTGTTCGATCACATCGTCAATGATCCTCTCTTTTGTTTTTTCCTTATCCATCTTTTGTCAGTTTAAAAATGTTGATCGTAAATCCATTTGCTCTTTCATCTCCGCGCAAGCTTGGTCGAAGCTAAGGTCAGAGGATGACGATGCATCCATGATCACTTGCATAAACTCTTGGCTGTCGTATGATGACATATAGTACCACTGCCAGAGGAAGTAGCGCTCAAGTATTGATAGGTCTTTCATACTCGCTGAGTGTATATAGTGACACCATCGTCGTTGTCGGGATTGATATACCACATAGCCCCTCCGTCATTGCCCTCATCGTCTCGCATGGGTATCAGTAGGCAGCCGTTCGATAACTGGATGGCTAGTGGTGAGCTATACCAGTCTTGCATTTTGCACTCTTGAGGGGTTAGGTATCGTATGAGTTCAATCTTAGTACCGATCAAAGATTTCCATGATGCGGGTACTGTAAAGGATTCTTTCTGTTTAGATTTTTCCATCGTTATTTGTTTTGAGATGTTTAACTCCAACGGTTGCGGATAGTGACCCACACTGTAGCTTGCAGTACGTATGCAGGTACACCGATCTGTCGTGCAACCTTTATGGTTTGTTCTTGTATAACTCTGTATTGCTTTGGCGTGACGGACTCACGGCATCGCTTGGACTTCTTGCTCATCGTTTGACAGGCTCGTAAGTGCCACTTGTCGATGGTCACGAAGTTATCATCCAGCTCCCCCACATTGCGGGCAAAGGCGTACGTCTTAGGTGACTGCCGCAGTATCTTTGCATCGCCCATAGCAATCGAGAATGCCTTGCGTTTGTTTGAGCTGTAGGTGCAGACCTTGATGTCGTCAGGTCCAAGCCCCGCCTTGATGGCTTCGAAGACTTGGATGGTGTCGTACTTGTTGCGCTCCCACTTGTTGTTGGGGGATAGGGCAGAGATAACACCTGCCGCAACCTCTCGGCTGACGTTGTACTTTACTGACAACTCACGGGCGAAGTCCTGCGCTTCTTTGTACCAGACTCTGCCCTGCTCTTTCTCGCAGGCGGTGGACTCATCCCACCACCCACGTACGTTCTTACGTATTTTCTTTTCAACCATAGTTCTCTTCGTATATTTCCGCTGCCATGTCTTGCAGTTGTTTGAGAGTAAATACATCGATGATGTTGCCGAATCTCCAGCCGTGTCCATCAATGACAAACACTTCTTCAATCACTACGTGCTCAGGCACGCCAGGTGTGAGGTCATCACCAACTTCCTCCTTGACCAAATGCCAAGTGCATTCTAGTTCTAGTTCTCTGTACATAGCTTACCAATTGTTAGAGCAAGGTTGCTCGTTACGATGCTGATGCATCCAGCTATTCGATTCACTGTATACTTTGCTCGACGAACCGCACGAGCTGAGTGCGAGGATGATGATCACACCTGCGACCAACACCACTACTTTCGGGTTTAGATATTTCACTTTGCTTGTATTTGTTTCATTACTTTGTCAATCTCTTCTCTTGATTGCCAGCCTGCTACATCTCGCTCGTGGTGGGATAGGAAAAACTCTTTGGTTACCCAGCTCCCGCCCACGCCAAAGATTGCGATCTCAAAGGATTTATACTTGCTGCTGTCCAAGTCACTCTCTCGTGGTGTGCAGTAATACCCCTTGCCTGCGACTACGCTAATTGAATAGCCGTTATCGAATTGCATTTTTGCGTGTTTCCCTTGCCCCATTGCACCCATGTCCAAGGCATCGAATTCTAAGTCTTTGAATGTTTTCACCTGTAAAGTATTCGCACGATTTGCTTTGTTGCCATGCCCGTGCTGCACGAAAAACCCCCTGCAAGCATTTGCCTGAGGGGGATAAAGTCAAGGAATGTCGTAGAAAGATTGCGTGTTACCAATTACACTACAGGACGCTACACAGTATTTTATAACCTCACACATCCTGAAGGGATTCGAACCTCATATTTCAATACATTCTACTATCCAAGTCCAGCCCTTAATTCCCACCGCTTCCATCGCTGGCAGTCCACGGTATCGGGTGCGAGGAACACACCTATTGTATAACTCTAAGTTCCTCAACCTTAGAGTGGGTTTACATACATACTCCAAGCACTGCACCTGCTAACAGCAGCAGCACTATTACTACATTGAATAACGCATCCTCTGCGTACTGATCTAACTCTGGCTTTGTTTTCATCCCTCTATAGTTACGCTTTCGTAAAAGAATCCTTGGTGTTTGCATTGCTCAGGCTCTACTCCGTCATAGTAGTAACCGCACTCGGTCAGGCTTGGCGAGATGAATGCCTTGCCGCTGAAGGCCAGTTCGATCCCAGCCGTGCGATTGCCCACACCTCCGTTCATCTCATCGAGCAGAACGTAGTAGTCCTTACCCCCGAATACTCCGTACCCATCGTAGTCAGACTCCTCCCATCGATTGCCTTTGTTGTCTGTCATTACGACTCGGAATGTGGGGCGACCTGAATGCTTGTTGCATATGCTACGCCCTGTGTCCTGTGTTTTCCAAGAGAAAAATCCCATGGCTATTTGTTTTGAAGTTTACACGATTCGCGTTTTGCCATGCTCGTGTCTGCACGAAAAACCCCCGCACACAATTTGCATACGGGGGATATGTTACCGCTGGATGGTAATTTTTTTTTAGTTCGCTTCTGCAACCTCTGTTGCTTCGATAGCCAACATATTCTGCTGGAAGTCATCGTGATCGATCACCTCAAGCTTGTTGTTGATCATGTACTCAGCGCTAGTCCACATATGGTTTACCCATCGACGCTGTGCCTTGCCTGTGTGTCCGTACTTGAAACGGTTGACAACTACGCGGTCGCAGCGTCCGAGGTCCAGCACCTGCTCACCTTTGGTCATTTCGAAAATAAGCGGGAGACGGCAATTGATAACCTTTGCCCCCACTTTGTTGTACATACGAACCCGCTTGATGAAATCCCACGATGCCGTGAAGAACGCTTTACGCGCTGCTGTACGGCCGTCGATTTCAAACTTAAACTTGAGTTCGTTGATGCGCTGTCCCGCATCGTCTACTTGATAAAAATTGCAAGAAATTTGCATAACTGTTTGTTTTGAAGTTTGGAAGGTGCGCGGGAATCGAACCCGCTTGCTTTGTTAGTTTTCACCCCTAACGCCACGCCCATGCGCTTTCGCGCATTGCTACACCTTGCCAAAGGTGTTGAGTTCGTAGACCCCTGCTGTCACATTGTCTCAGCATCGCTACCCCCGAAAGCTGCTAGAGGGTGTCGGCAATGCCGCGCAAGTACGTACATCGGTGCTTATTGCCGCGTACGTAGGCGCTTTTACTTTCTTATTACGCCGTTTGTGCTTCTACCTATACTCACTACGTCAAAGAGTCGAAAGGCTCTCCCCGTGTCTAGCGCCTAATCTCTAGACTTTAACCAAAGCGCACCGTGTGCGAAGGCATGGGCGGGGTTCCTTTGCCGAATGTCGGAGACTGTCAAGGCCCGTTAGCCTTTCTCCCTTTCGGACACTGCAAACATGGGGAGGAACTTTGGAACGCCCCTAAAAAACTCGTCGGTTGGTAGGGATGTGTCGACGACTGGTAGGTATTTATCGATAAGCGGTAAAATCGGGGAGATCCCCGTCAAAGTATAAGCAACCGCACACACGCAGGATACCTTGACGCGCACACACGCGCGCGCGAAAGCCAGCGCTAAAAATATTAGATGCTAAAAATCTTAGCAGGAAAAAAGCTAACAGAATTAGCACACTAACACAACTATCAAAACAGCCCGCAACCTCAGTGTTTATAGGCTTTTCGACGATCTCAAAAAAGTAATACCACTATACCAGCGAGGGCAGAAAGTCCAAGGAAACGCCCTTAAAATGCCCCAGAAAAGTTTTCGATATATGCAAGCAAAACGGCAATAAGTTATTCACAAGTTATTAACGGGGGTGTCATTGTCCCCCCTCCCCTAATAGACAACCGCGCGCGCACGTACGTATAGACAAATTCCAGGAGCTGTGCAAGCAAAAAGCTAAAAAGTTTTCAACAAATTATCAACACACATAGGGGGGTAGTGTACAATATACACTTAGGTCAGCGTTTGGCAGCGCTGTAAACTATATATAATCCCCACCCCATACAATACTCTGCGATTTCTAAACCCCTTAACCCCCTAACAATCAACCAGTTGCGTCATCTACTTAAAGTATTACTTTAACCCTTGACTTTGCAAAAAAAAAGTAGTAACTTTGCTACCGAATTACGACCACATTAGGCGAGTGAGTCACATATTGTGGCAGCATTAATGTTTTTGAGTTGAAGTAAGACTCAAATAATTGATGTGGCGAGTTCAAGTAGTATCACAGGCACATTGTGCGCTAAATTTTCTTATACATGTCAGAAAAAAAACACACTCAGCAAGACTGGGGAGGAGAAGAAATTGCTTTTCTCAACCAAGACAAACTCAAATCAATGGATGATAAAATAAAGAGCGGGGAGATTACTTGCAATATTGATTCACCAGAAGATTGTGAGTCATGTAGTGGGTAGATGTGTGTATATTTGCGATATGAATGTTAAGAAGTTTGATAACGGAGGTAGAACGCAGAGGCAGAGACAATTAGATAGGTTGGCTAGGCGCTTTGAAAGGCGACAACCTAAAGAGTTTACTCGTCTAGGTCCGTTGAGCTTTCTCCCTTCTATGAATATCCCAATCCCAGGGTCAGCTCAAGGTCAATTTCCAGCAAACCAAAACAGAATCTTTGTAGAAGCAGACTCAGACCCATCAGTTGAGTACCATGAGCGACTTCATGCAGCACAATACAGTAAGCTTGGTAGATTCTTGGGTGATCCATCAAACCCTGAAAAGGGCAGGATTCAAGATCCTGTGCTTCGAGAGGGGTATAAGTACCTAAGTGACTTGTACTCTGGCCCTGAACCAGACTTTGATAAGTATGACACTCAAGAAGAAGCGTTTAGAGCTGCTGGTTTAACGGATGAGAATAACATTATGACCGAGACAGGGGCGGGGTACTTTGTAACAAGATCCCCACGAGACTTTGAGGCTGTTATTAAATCTGGTTTGAAAAGCTTTTACGATGCAGGAGCAAATGTAAAACAGATTGCTGCGGGTAGTTCTTTCGAGGATATGGTTGGGTTTATTAATCAGAATAAAAATACTTCTAACAATGCCAGAGGGTTGGCAAAGTATGCTAACTACCTTTCTAAAGAAGGGAGTGACGAGCAGAAGAAAGTATTTATGGATCTGCTAGAAACTGAATACGGGTATTGATGAATTCTAAAAAGAAAAATTTTGGTTCTGGTAAAATGTCTGTGCGAAAAAAGATGGAGCACGGGGGGCTGCATACTGATCCGACTGAACCTACAAGAGCTGACTCTTTAGATCTTTATAATAATGCTTTGCTAGTTAAAGATTATTATACGGGTAGAGGAACCTACAAGTGGGATCTTATTGAAAATCTCGACCACGCGGGTGGAATCCACCTCAGAAATTTTAAACGTCAAAGAGAGTTCTTGGAAAAAAAGTATGGAGATCCTGATAAAATTTTAGACGCATTTCCTAAAAACAGAGCATTAAAAGAACTTGAAGAAAAATATGGTTCTTATGAAGATACTTCAATAGGTGAAATTATAGATGCAAGTTTTAGGGGGAGGGATATGTATGAACCTATAGACCAATATAGATTTAAGCGAAGGGAGAGTTTTGCCGTTGTAATTGACGATAATGCCCCCATGCAGTTATTTGATACTAGAATAAGTCCTACACAATATTTAAGAGGAGAAAATATTAAAGAGGGCGATATAATGCGTGGAGATAAAGTTGAATTTTATGGATACGATCCAATCGCTGTAGCTCCTGCGGATGAACTTACACATGATCAACTAATAGAGCGTGTTAAAAAGTATGGCAATAGTGGTGTACCTATAGGGTATCAAGATCCTAATAAACCTGGGTATGGCGTGCAAAGCTCTCAGTCTTCCCCTACCCCATCTCGACCTCGCATAGAAATTGATAAAATGCCACCGTTGGACTTTAGTATTGATCTACCTACAACACTACAACCAATAGAACGTCCTGAAGGGGATAGGTTGATTGATACTCAAGATATCTATAGAACTCCCCTATCTAATAGAAACAATGTTAGAGGAGATGAGCAATCTTTGGACCAAGTTGGAGAAAGAAGAGTATACGAGCGACCTGACGGAACAAGGTATACCTCTGTAGATAGGTTCTCCCCTGAAATGATTCGACAGCTTAGAAGGCTTCAACGAGAAAGAGAAAGAGGTACTGTTACATTTTAAGCGTTATGAAAGTAAAGAAAAGTAAAGTAGATAATAAGATCTCTATTCTGGTTGGTGAAGGATACCCACGCAAACAAGCAGTGGCTATTGCTTTAGCTATGGAGCAAAAGGGTAAGCTACAACAAGGTGGACAAATCCCTGAAGAAAAACCTGTGGCAAATGCAGAAGACTTTATCGATTACATCAATGCAACTAGAGTTCCAGAAGGTGTAGACTTTGACTTTAGAAACGTGATGAATATGATTGCTCACCACGAAAGTATGGGTACTATGGACCCTAAGTTGAAACAACGTGGTGGTGGACCTGGTAGAGGTTTATATCAGATTGAACCAGCTAGGTTTGAGACGATGAAGACTAGGGTTAGAAAGGTTTCTGAGATTCTTGGCTATTCTGTACCTGACTTTATTAATGACGAGTCTCTTAAAGTTGATGATCTAACTAGAGAGCAACAGGATCTTCTTATGGTGGCAGATATGATTCAAGGACCGCATAAAAATCCAGATTTAGTTTCTGGTAAGATGAGTCTTCAAGATTATTGGGCTAACTACCACTGGTCGGGTCCAAGTGCAGAAAGAGCAGATAGAATCAGAGCTTTTAATGAAAGTATGACTACTTATGATGGCCCACCGCTTTTTGGAGGGGGTGATAAGTTACCTGGTGTAGATTCTTCATTCTTTGGTTTTTTCCCTACCCAGCAAGAACTTGACAGTGCAGGCGTGTCTTTGACAAGGAAACCTACTACAATAAGTCCAGTTCCTAAATTTTAATAGTATTATATTTGCAGCATGGCTGATCTGACAGTAACAATTACAGAAAGCGTTACGCTTAATAACAAGAATCACGGTGCTACTAACGTAGAGACAATCTCTAGTGTTACTCAAGTAGACCACCGTATTATGACCGCTACTACAGCGGAGCATTCAATTGTATTGTTTGATTCAACAATTGCTGCGGGTCAGTTTGTTGACGGCAGTGTTAAGTACTTGAGAGTAACTAACTTGGATGCGTCTGAGTTTGCAACTCTTAGAGTGCTTGGCAATAGTGAAGAATATTTCGTCAAGCTCGAAGCTGGCGATAGTTTTATTTTAGGGAACAGCCTTATGGATGCCAATGCTACTGGTAGCCAATCTGCTTCTCTAGCAAATATCGATTCAATCAAGGCAGATGCCAATTCAGGTACTGTTCAATTAGAAGTATTTATAGCACAGTAATATGTATCACGGAAATAACGAAAAAAAGATGCCTGGTGGTGGCATGATGCCCAAAAGAGACCAAATGTTTCAAGAGGGTGGCGCTATGCGTTTTAACCCACCTAAAGGAGACATGGCAAGAGAAATGGCTTCTCAACAAGGTGGTGGTGATGAAGCTGCTATGGCGGCGCAAGAACAAATGCAAATGTTTGTAGATATTGTTCGCCAAATCCCAGCAGAACAAGCAGCACAACTTATTGCTAGAATCAACCAGCAACTGATGGAAATGTTGCAGGGTGGTCAGCGTTAATGAGACTTGTAAAGTCTACATATCAAGACGGTGGGCTTTTTGATAAAGGCAGAAGGCTAAGAAGAAGAGCTGGGAGACAGCAGCAAAGGCTTTACCGTATGATCGGTGATGATCCATCTAAGATGGAAAAATATGCTGAAGCTTTTGAGGGTAGTGAGTTTGAGCAGCCGATTGAAGAAAAAGCTATGTTTGACTTTGATCTTAGCGGTATTGATTTAATGCCATCTAATGATGGATGCCCACCAGGGCAATCTAGAGGAATAACTGGTAGTTGCGAGTCTGACAATCTTAAAGCAGAAAAAAGCGAAGTCGTAGTTATGCCTGCATTTAATCCTACTAGGTCTAGATATAATCTTAGAACAGTAGGTGATCCTCAAAAAGAAAGGGAGTTAGCTGATAAGATTTTGCAAAATTTAGCTGAAGCTAGAAGGCTAGAACAACCCCTTGGAAAATTTTCTAACCCAAGATTTCTTTAATGGATTACAATAAAATGATCGAGTCCTTGTGGACCACAGTACAACTTATCGGATGGACAATTGTCGGGTTTGTTGTTTCAGTTGTTTACTTGGTTGTACAAATCCCCGCATACATTTTTATGATTATCGGGGGGTGGATTGCTAACGGAGTAAAAGCTATTAAGACAAAAGTATATTCACTACTCTCAGTTAGAGTACTTAAAAAGAAAGATGAAAGCAATTAAGAAAGACAAAGACAAGAAGTCTAAAAGACGCTCTAAACGAGAGGATCGTCGTGAAGAAAGATCTAAACGAAAAGACATGTCTTTTGATATGAAAACTTTGCGTGGTATTAAGTTTGCTTACGGAGGTAAGGTTTACGCTAAAGCAGGGACTATGATTCCAGAGATGGCAAAAGATCCAGGATTGCTTGCTCAAATGAGAAAAGAAGTAGAAAAAGCTAGTAAGTAGTGAAAGCGAAAAAGTCTGATCCAAAAGAAGGTACTGGTAAAAAACCAAAGGGTTCTGGGAGAAGACTGTATACGGACGAAAATCCTAAAGATACTGTTCGTATAAAGTTTGCTACAGTGCAGGATGCTAAAGATACTGTAGAGAAAGTAAAGAGACTGAAGAAACCTTTTGCTAGAAAGATACAGATACTGACTGTATTAGAGCAAAGAGCTAAGGTTGCTAAAAAACTAAAGCAGGCTGCGATAGCAAAAAAAGGTAAGGAGCAGATTAGGAAGATGCACAATAAAGATTAGTTCATCATCTTATAGACTTTTTTGACTAACTTTCTTCCCTTCGGGGTCAGGGCGTATCTTGTTCGGTACGCCCATTTTGATTCTTCACGAAATATATGATCAGCCATTGTCTGCGATGGTGAGAGCTTTGGGAAGTGCTTGTACATGTACCCAGACTTTGTCAACGGATATACATGTCTGTTGGCGATGTTTTGCCTACTGAAGTTTAATTCTTTGGAGGCGTAGTCTAGAGTAAAGAACTCTAAGTCGTAAGCCCACAGCATAACCTCTACATCTGAGAAAGATACATCGAAGTCTGCCTGAACAATCTGCTTTACCCTCTTGATGTTCTTTAAATAGTTGTTGTCAACAAGTGATTTGCTTCTCTTGGCAAACTCACGGAACATCTTTTTCTTGTCCCTCCGCATTTTCGTATATTTGATTAAAATCTATTTTATGGACGACAACCTCCAATTCTTCAAAGAACTCAAGCTTATCGCTGTAAAGTTAGAGAACTTACTTGATAAGCACGATGTCAGAGAAAAGGCTGTATCTATTTTTTCTGTCGGGTTGATCGAAGAGATCGATGAGGATAGAGCAAAAATGAGAGTGATGCATACGTTTAATATCTGCGATGAATCAGAGATTGACGAGTTGTGTGAGCTTGTTAAGGAGGAGTTTAAAAAACAGAAGGACCAGTCTGACAATGGATACGACGAAGACCTTGGTTTCTTTTTGAATTGACATGAATCAACAAGACGGACTGATTAGAAAGATCATCCTTGGGAGAGATCCGAAAGATGGTATGGCCTACTATGTGGGTATGAGAGCGGGTAGCGGTGAGGTATCTGCTATTCTCAAAGATGAATACTACGAACATAAAACTGGTGGGGATAGGTACATTGTATACCTCCAGACGGATGATGGGGTTGTACCTTGGAAGTCTGTAGAAAATATGCCCTGTACTATAGAATACGATTTAAAGTTCTGATGACTAGAAATAATCTAACTACTGACGGATCTGAGTTTGTTTTACCAAACGGAACTCCATACACTGGTTTGTATCATGTGCATGTTGATTCTGGTGCAATGGTTGGACCTCGTCATTCGACAGTTACTCATTCTACTTTAATTCCTGTAAATGATGAAGCTGCTCAAAAGGTTGCTTCTATTCAAGCCGAGTTAAGAGCCGATCAATTAAGGCAAAGTAAAATTCAATCAATATCGTCAACCCCCACTGTTATATCTTCATCTAGCGTATCTGCCTCAGGTGGTGGCGGTGGTGGTGGCGGCTACTAATTAAAATGAAAACTTTAGATCTGTTTATCGTTGAGCTGGAATCCCAGACCAATGATACCATTAAGACCGAAAGCGGTTTAGAACTTTACATTGACACAAAGTTCAATCAGTTTGAACACAGAGTAACAGAAGGCCCAATAGTAGCTTCCCCTGGTAAATACAATACTGGGGCAAAGGCTGGGGATACTCTGTACTTTCACCACTTAGTTGTTATGAACGAAGGTCAAGTCTTGACTGGGAATGACAAGCACTACTTAGTTCGTTATGACGACGAGCATACTATCAACAATCAAGCTATCGCATACAAGTGCAAAGACACAGGTGAGGTACATCCTCTCGCTGGGTGGGTGCTGCTTACTAGCGTAGAAGAAGAGAGCGATGTACAGTCTGACTCTATCGAACTTGTAGAGCTTGAAGAAAGACTCCCAAGGAAAGGGAGAGTAGCTTTCGATACGCCTTGGGGTGAATACCTAGGCGTTAAGAAAGACGATATCGTTGGGTTCAAAGAGAACAGAGATTACCGCATCACTATTGACGAGGTAGAGTACTACCGTGTTCGAGCAATCGATTTGCTGTATGTCGAGGAAGAAGTTCACAACGATTGATGCAGCCGAAAGGTTGATGGGGAGTATGGAGGAGGCTATCAACAACATGATTACCGAGATCCGTAAACCTGTAGACCCTGAGATAAACGGGTCAGCTAGAAAAGCAGAATTACAATCTATTAAACAAACTGCCATTGACTGTAAGGAGTTGCTTGTCGAAAGACAAAAGCTCGAGCAGATGGTAAAGGATCTTAAGTCTGGCACATTTGACGGTGAGAAAGACGGGGACTTTAGCAGTGGATGGGCAGAGCGAAATGCAAAAAAATGAAACTGATTCTATCTATTCTTATCGTTGTCTTTTGCAGCGGATGCTACACTACTAGACAGTTTGAACCAGTAAAGTTTCCAGGAACGGGTCACCTTGATTGTGACTGCATGAAAAAGAAGAAACCTTCTATTATTAAGTGTCCTAAGCTGTAGTCATGGACAGTACCACCCCTATTGTTATTTGTCCTAACGGGACTTCTGGGGAGGTTGTGGAGATAGGGGATATCCCTATTGCCCTGCCTGCTAAACCAAAGTCTGTATACAAAAGGTCAAAGAAAAAGTCTGAGCAGTATTGGGAGAGGCTCTCCATCCCAGAAGAGATTAGACGTATTAAGTCTATGGATGAGTGGTTGGAGATGCCACGAGAGTTTAGATCTAAGTACTCCCCATACATTGAAGAGGAGTTCAAACGAAGGCGTGACGGCTTTTGGTTTATGAACAACGGGGTGGCTACTTACATTACAGGTAGGCACTACATGACTTTGCAGTGGAGTAGATTTGACATTGGCTCCCCAGATTACTTGGACTTTCAGAGAAAGATTTTTATTCACTTTGCAGCATGTGAAGCTGATTCTAGATGTATAGGTCAGTTGTACGTAAAGTGTAGACGTTCTGGGTATACTAACATCTGCTCATCTATTCTTCTTGATGAAGGCACTCAAGTAAAAGACAAGCTGCTGGGTATACAATCCAAGACGGCAAAGGATGCTCAAGAGAATATCTTTATGAAGAAGGTTGTGCAGATGCACAGAGCATACCCTTTCTTCTTTAAACCTATTCAAGATGGTACAACCAACCCGCGCATGGAGTTGGCTTTTAGAGAACCATCAAAACGAATCACTAAAAACAATAAGACCTCTCAAAGAGGGGAGGCTTTGAATACAGTTATCAACTGGAAGGCTACCACTAACAACGCATACGATGGTGAGAAGCTACATTTGTTTTACTTAGATGAAGCAGGAAAATGGGAAAAACCTACAGACATCAGGGAAGCCTGGAGGATTCAAAGAACGTGTCTAATCGTCGGTCGAAAGATCGTGGGAAAGGCTCTAGTAGGAAGCACCGTAAATCCAATGGACAAAGGTGGAGAGGAGTTCAAGGTTCTATGGGGGGAGTCCAACCCTTTGGAGAGGAATCAGAATGGGAGGACTAAGTCTGGGTTATACAGACTATTTGTACCAGCTTACGACTCACTAGAAGGTTTCTTTGACAAGTATGGGTTACCTATCGTTGATGATCCTGAGTCTCCTGTAGAAACAATCGATGGGGACTTTGTAGAGCAAGGGGCTAAAACTTATTTGAAGAACGAAAGGGCTGCGTTTAAGAACAGTGCTAAAGACTTGAACGAGGTTATACGTCAGTTCCCATTCACCCCAGAAGAAGCATTTAGAGATAGTGTTGAGGGGAGTTTGTTTAACATCGGTAAGATCTACGAGCAAATCGATTACAACGATGAGCTATACCCCAACCCTGTTGTTAGGGGTAACTTTATGTGGAAAGAGAAAGACAAAGAAGTAATTTTCTCCCCTAACAATACTGGTAGGTTTAGAGTTAGCTGGATGCCCCACTCTGAAAACAGAAACAAAGTTATCGATGTTAAAGGTAAGAGATCACCAGGCAATGCTAACTACGGGTGTGGTGGTGTGGATAGCTACGATATCGATGCTACTGTAGATGGACGGGGGTCTAAAGGGGCTTTGCACATGTACAACAAGTTCAATCTAGATGGGGCATCTAATATGTTTGTTGTGGAGTATGCAGCCCGCCCAGACCTAGCAAAGATTTTTTACGAAGATGTACTGATGTGTGCTTTCTATTATGGGTATCCGCTGCTTATAGAAAACAACAAGTATGGGATAGCTAGGTACTTTGAAGAGAGGGGGTATGACGGGTATTTGATGGAGAGACCGCAACACTTATCCAACCCTAACTCCAAAGTAAATGTCAAGACTAAAGGTATCCCATCTAACTCACAAGATGTTATTCAATCCCATGCACAAGCAATCGAGCAATACATACATGATCATGTAGGCTTTAATGCTGATACTGGTGAGTATGGGGGGATGTATTTTAATAAAACGCTAGAGGATTGGATAGGGTATAAGATAGACAAGCGTACTAAGTTTGACCTCACTATTAGTTCTGGTTTG